CTAGCCGTTACAAAAGCAAGTGTGTTGGAGGCTGGTCTATGAATTGCAACACCGGCTGGTGTAGAGGAATCTGCACCAAAGCGCAGAAAGTTACTTGAGCCTGATAAATAAATACCTCCTGCAATTTCAACTTTTCCAGTGGCGACTGTCGTAGTACCAATGGCAACATTTTCTGACGAATCAATAGTAATAGCTGTAGCATCTGCATTGTCGTCTATACCCGGAGATGTAAAGGCACTCGTAAAAGTACCCGTAGTCGCTGTCAGTGCAGACGTAGCTGGGTGTGCGACTGTAGCGTGAGTACGGGCTAGGTAATTTACAAAGATGTTGTTGCCAGAGTTACTAGATGGGGCAGCAGTAAAAGTCAGTGTTGTGCCGCTTGATACGGCATACGCTGCTACGTCCTGTACAACACCATCCACACTCACCAAGATGTCTTGGTCAGAGGTTACAGGGAAGGACAGGGTAAACGCAGTAGTGCTACCGTCACCACTAAACTGGTCAACGGCAGGTTGACTTACAAACCTGTCAGCAGCCTCATTACCTAGATACGGCATTAGGTTATCTCCATTATACTCAATGTACCTGAAAGTTTATCTGCGACACTACAGTCAATCGTAATCTGGTCTGTAGTCTCTAGGACAACCTTGTTTCCTGCCATCAATTCCAAACTACCGCCAACAGGAATAGGCGCATCTTTTACAATTACGCTTGTGCCGTTAGCTGTGTTGTTTGTTACTGCACGGTTGGCTGTATCACTAACCAAGTTAACTGTTGCAGTTACTTGAGAAGTGTGTATGTTACTGAGAATCAAGCCTAGAACAACTGTAGTTGTACTACTGGCGGCAGTGTACATCACATAGGGTGTCCCGCTTGCGTTTGGTTCGGCTGCAAAGTTTACAACCTTAAATGTATTAGCCATTTGTCATCTCTCTCTGGATATAGTATACGTTAATTATCGCGGTTTGTCAACCCTATCAGCCCAACGCAATTGCCAGTGCGGTGGCCTCGTTAGCTGCATCTGTGGCTGTTGTTGCCCCAATGTCAGAAAGCACTTCTGATGCAGAGCGTCCCTCTATAGAAGTACCGTCGATACGAAGGAAGTCGTTGTCGGCTGCACCGCTGGTAAACACGGCTAGGTTGCCGTTGGATATGCCCGTAGATAATGTTGCTACGGTGGTGATTGCTGTGCCGTTCAAGGTCATTGCATCAGCTTCGAGGGTGCCGTCAATATCAGCATCCCCAGATATATCTAGGGAAGCTCCATCTATCTCTCCTGTTACCGTAATGGAATCTACAAACGCATCCTTCCAACGAACACCTGTAGAACCCAAATCAACATCACTGTCTGACTGTGGCCCAAATATATTGTCTCCCACGTAGACCTGTTCAACGTTAGCAGCATAAAAATGTATTTCATCTGCAGTTTCAAAATCAATCTTGGTTTGGTCGTCTTCGCCAATCTTAATGTCTGTAGCAAGGAGTGAAGTGATGCCTGTTTGTGCAGCGTCAACTGTAAACGTTAAATCATAAGGGTCAGCATCAGAACCTGTAGAAACGTCAGTCCAATTAGTTGTAAGACCAGAACCAATAAACTTTATTTCTTTAGCATTAGTAATTGCTACTTCTGTACCATCGTCATCCTCTAATTGAAAGGATGTGGTAACAGCAGCTTGAGCCGCATCAACATAAGCCTTAACGGATTGTTGTGTTGGTAACAGTGTAGCACTGTCGCTTGCCATGTTGTCTTCATCAACAAACGCAGTAATAGTAATGCTACCATCCGACAAGCTACCATAAGTCATGGTGCCTGTTGTTGTTATTGCTCCTGAACCTACGTCTATAGAAGTAAAGCCGCTAGTAATCGAACCAGAGTTTAAAGCCCCGGTTGAAACTAAGTTTGGCATGGCTGTAATTTCGTCATCAAAATAGGCAGCTAAGTCCGTGACCGCTACCTGTTTCATGGTTCCATCATCGTTCAGCACTACGCGGTCAGCATCGACTACCGTCACAGAACTTGCAGCAGTGCCGCCGTCTACAATGTTTAGTTCAGCAGCAGTAGAATCTACTGCAGCTAACTTAGTAAAGTCTGCTTGTACTAAACCAGAAACACCGTCTAGTAAATTTAGTTCGGCAGCAGTAGCAGTAATCGCTGTCCCATCAAAGTTAATGGCATCAAGGTATGCTGTACCATCGATATAAATGTCTCGCCACTCTTGGCTAGCAGAACCCAAGTCGTAGGTGTTATCGTCATCAGGAATAATGCTAGAGTCAACATCCGCGCCAAACACAACATTATCAGTGGCGGCATCGCCTATTGTGATTGTGCCGCCGTTAAACGTAGTTGTGCCTGTTACCGTCAGGTTACCACCAACTCCCAAGTTACCTGAAATATCAACAGCACCGTTAATGTCAACTGTAGTCGCGGCAATTTGAATTTCTGTGTCAGCTACTAGGTCAAGCTGCCCATCTGCGCTTGAGTGAATATATATAGCAGTGTCGCGGAACTGTATCTTTTCCGTTGTGGCAATAAGGATGTCGTCAGAGAACTCAAAGTAATCCTCATCTTCCATCCACTTTAGTACGCCATCATTTGTTTCACCATCAAAGGTGATTGTAATGTCTGTACCTGCAGTACCTGCCCCGAATGTTAGACTGTTGCTTACTAACTTGGTAATAGGGCCACCTTCAGCGGCTGTACCGTCGTGAGTGTGTCCCGTACTTGCAGCAAATGCAGCTAGTAACTGATTAAATTCGTCATTGGTATGTGCGGCGGTGATTGTATCCCCGTCGGTATACGAAGACTGTCTAGTGTATGTAGCACCCATCTATCTTCTCGCTCCAAGTTGGTATTCTAGCTGAAATCCCTTTAGTGAATATGGGGCAGATGTACCCCCGTCGTTTACTCGCAAAGCCACTGCAAACCCTGAACCTTCTACTGGTTGCCTAATCAAAGGTGATGACTGTCCACCATAGGTAGGAGTTCCGTAAGTGGATGAACCGTACAGAGCAACAACCTGTGAAGAATCTAAAGGGTAGGCTGCTGGTCTTGCAGAGGTTGGAGATTCATAGTCGTAGCGAACAAACAAGTCAGCATCAATAGCAGCTTCTGGTTTGTAGTTTAAAATTACACGTTCCATGTGTTTGCGGATACCCGCATCGTTGAACGTCATATCAGGGCTTCGGTACTTTCCTAAGATTGTAGCCCCGTCAAAATCATTACCCTGTTCCTGCCTGTAGATGTAACCGTTTTCGTATCCCCCATGTAAAACAATTACGTTTCCTGACGAAACAAACGTGTCGGTAGCACTGGGTTTCATTCCCCGTAGTTCGGCAAACTCAAATGCTTGCCCCTTCATAACACAAGTCACACCCTTTGTGGCGTTTTCGTCAGTAGCACTCTTGGTAAAGAAAATGCGGTACTGTGTTTTGTTGGGTATGACGATGCTTTCAAACTCATCTGCAGAAGACAGGTTCTCGTCAAACAGAGACTGCACGTTAGCACTGATTGTACCAAGTTCAACGTCACCAATCCTAGCAGTACCAGCAACGGTACGAAGACCATCAGGCCCAAGAAAGATTAAGTCACCTGCAAATTCTTGGATGGTAAAGCCGTTGATGCAGCCAATCTTACGAGTAACAGGAACTACTGTAAAATCACTAAGGGAACTGCCAGACATCTTGAATATTCTATTTTGACAGAATATGAACAAGTCACCCCGGAAACTTTTTAGTCCGGTGATAGTATCGTCAACCTTGATGCTTCCCGCACCATCAGATGCGTTAAATCCGTCTTCATCAAAGGGTTCACTAAAGACTACTTCTTGAGGAGTGGACGACATGCCAGCATAAAACATGTGGTTCTTAAATGCTACAACATGTTTTGCCCCTGCCACTGAACTTTCACTAACATCTGTGGCACTGAATGAGGTGTTAAATATGGTAGGAGCGTTGGTCTGGTCTACAACAATAATCTTGTCGTTACCGTCAAAGTTGTATCGTTCAAACTTGTACTTACCTGCACTGGTTCGTCCACTGTCAATGCTTGTCCAACTACCACCGCCGGGAGTTGCCTGAAAAATATTGGTGCCTCTAGCTGCCATCACCTTGCCATTAAAGGTAGCTACCATAAGTATTTTTTCAGAGCTACTGGATGTCTGTGGAACAACTACAGAAACGTACTTAGAGAAGCCGTTTATTCTTCTGTACCCGCCACCAATGTCAGGCTCGAAGTTTTCTAGTTCGAGGGCTTCTCCGGGTTGCATCATAAATGTAGAGCGGTTTAGTATCAAACCACCCTGACAGTTAAATGCTACGGGTTGCATTCCACTTAGGTCTGCCATTCTATACGGCTCTCATGTAATCTTTTCGGTTGAGTAGTTCTACCTTCATACGCTTCAGGCCATCCTCGTATTCCTTCAGGGAAAACTGTGCGGTTTGAACATCTGAACGAAACATATGAGTATAGTATTTTGCACGGGCAATAACGATAGGTTCAAATCTATCGGG